AAGGGTAAAACAACCTCATGTTTTGTCGTCGGCGGTTGGCGAAACCAGCCGGCGAAGCGCGGTATTAATCGCGCAAACGCTGCTAACTGCCCGAAAGCCCGGCCAAGGGAAAGCGGGGGAATAAAAGAAGCAGCGGCATCCTAACGGCTGTGAAGCCGGAAAGGAGGGCCTTGGAACGCACTCGAACAGCGGCCAATAAAGTGCGCCACAGGAAGTTACTAAGCTTTCCTAGGCTGGTGAGTGGCCCCCACCAGGTCGGTTGCAAAAAGTAAAACCACGAAACGGCAACCTCGCTCGCGGAGTCAAAATGCGCTACTTGCGCGGCACCGAAAAGCCGCGGCCCTTGCGGCGGCGAGTGGGCACCGGCGTGCGCGAACGCACCGCCGCGTAATTGCGGCGAGGCGCGGGCGCTAGCGCAGGCGCCAGCGTGGGCGGCACGCGGGGCGCCGGGGCCATGCGGGGCGCTGGCGCAGGGGCGGCGGGCTTGTCGGTGAAGTCCCAGCTAATCGGCCCAAGATTGCCCGACTTGAGCCAATCAAAGTCCCAAAAGCCCTCGCGGTAAGCGCTGCCGCGTGTGCGGGAAGCGGTCGCAGCGAGGCGCGGCACCACGGCGAGGCCGGACTCGCGTGCAGAGCCGGAGCCGGCGACGGTGGTGTCGCCGGGGCGCTGCAGCATGACCGGCCGCGCCTCGGTGAGGACCGCGGCAGCGGAAAAGATGGCGTCCATGGCGGTGCTGCTCGGGAGCTGCACGAGAGCCTCAATGGCTCCCGGAGCGGTGCGATTGGGAATGTACTCGCTGATGATGGCGTAGTCAAACTCAAGCACCACATTCGCCTGTGCGCCAAAGTAACCCACGACGAGGTACGTCGTGGCGTCAGCGTTGGCGCTGTCGAGCGCGTCGCCGCGGGCTGCGCCCACCAAGGAATAGCCCGGCGACGAAAAGACGGGTCCACCCGACACGGTGTTGCCCGAAGTGTCGTACGGGACAATGCACCGAGAATAGTCGGGATTGGTGGAGCCGGCCAAAGAAGTGGGCAGCGGGAAGCAGCGCTGACCGCGCTGGAAAGTCGCGGTGGGCGACGACATGCTGTTGAGCTCGCCGACGCCGAAAACGCCAGCCGGCTGCAAAAAGTTGCTAGTCATGGCAAACTTCTGCGCGCCGTCCGGCGCATAAAAGATGGTCTTGGAGCCCGCCTCGCGCACGGCGTCGGCAGACACGTGCGTGGCGCGGCCGTGCTGCTCCATATTGACAAAATCCTGCTCGCTAATGGGCAGGTCGGTGTTGTCGCAGCGCACCTGAGCAAAATAGATCTTGCCGGGCGTCATGAAGACACCGGGAGGCAGGCCGATGATGCGCACACGGATGGCCATCGACAGCGTGCGGTACGCTGCCATGAAGCCGATGCTCGAGGCCTGCGTGTCGCCAAAGTCATCAGACCAGTAGCCGGCGGATGGCGGGCTGAGCTGGTTGGTGATGGCGAAGCCGGTGAGTTTCGGGTTAGCGTAATCACCGACGCCCCACTGAAGCGGGCGCAGGATGTTGCCAGGCGTGTACTCGTAAGCGGCGCGCACATTGAGGGTCCGGTCGTCGGCCTCAGTGACGCTGCCGATCTCAACGGGGATGGCTGCGAGGCTGGAAGGGCGCTCGGTCTCGCCGTAGCCGAAACTGCAGAGGCGGTTGCAGACGGCGAACAGCATGTTGGGACCGTAGACGCTGGGGTCAGCCACGGTGTACGTGCGGTTGGCGATGAAGCGCGCGACGGCGGTGGGCACGACGACGTGGTCGGGCAGACGCACCGGTGAAGCCGACCACGGATTCATGAGGAGCTCAATGTAGCGCTTAACGTGCGGCTCGGCGGCGGTGACGTCGCGCCGGGCCAAGTCGGAAGTCGGCGGCGACATGGAAACAATCGACTCGCGCGAAATGCGAACAGAGGCCTCGCTGACCGGCGCGCGGCCGCTGTGGCGCATGGCGCCGGACTCGACTATGGCCGAGCTGTCCAGCGGCGGCTCATTGGTGCGCAAACGGAACGGGTAGTACGCATTGTAGCGAACGCCGCCATAAATGACGGTGCCGCAGTGCAGGCCAACCACGCCCGAGCGAGAAAACACCAAACTGCCGCAATCGCCAGGGACAGAGTCGCAGGTGTAAAGACCCACGATGTCGCGGCGGCGACGGCCGCCCGTGACAGCGAGAGTCGGGCAGCGCACAAAGCCAGCGGCCTCGCCGACGGCAACGCGCAGATGCTCGCCGCTGCTCACCACCAGAGTCAGCGGCTCGCACGTTGAGGCGTAGCGCGCGGCGAGATGGGGCGTGGGCGGCTCGGCCGGCCAGGAGTACAACTCGTGGCGGTCGCTCCACTCCAGGCGGTCAGGCGGCATATCAGCGCGCAGGCCGTCAGCAGGCGAGTCAGGCGTCAACGGGCAATCGGCAGCGAGCCAGCGACGCCCGCCGGCAGCTGCGCTGCGAGTGAGCGCCGGCGCAGCGGCACCGGTGACGTCGGCGGCCGAATAGCCGTCGAGAAGTGGCACGCCAGAAATGGCGGCCTCGCGCCCGGAGACCGGGCGCGTTGGGACAATGACGCGAATATCAGCGCAAATGTCCGAGTTGTTCAGAGTTTGTGTAACCAGCTCTGGAACACAGCTGGGGTTCTTCATATTGGTGAAAGAAGTAAGATTGCACAACCCGGGGTTTTCAAGCCCGGGATGGCGCGGCAGGTACGAACTGCCACGCGTAGCACGCGTGAGCGATTACCGGTTATTGGCGCGTTATGTGTCAGCGCCAGGGACGGTGCCCCCGAAAATACGGGGTGGGGCCCATTGGTTTACCCACCGAGGCGCCCGAAGGCGCATTGGGCAGTTTTCGACATGCCCGGGTCGGGACAAATTAAAGACGTGTCCAAGTCACTCGGCAGTTTAACGACATGCCGAGGTCGTACTCGGCAATTTAACGACATGCCGAGGTCGTAAAGGGCTAAAAGCCCAGCGTATGTTATTAAGGCGCGCTAAGCCGTCGGCAGTTGCGATGCATGCCTGGCCCGGTAGTCTTACACCACCAGAAACCCGTGACGTATGTTAAGAAGGCCCGTCGAGGCCAGAGACGTGGGATTTGGGAAATCACACGAATGTTTTAAATGGCGGCTTAATGGCCGCCGCCGCGTCCACGGCGGTGCCGCGACTTGTTGCGTGAGGCAGCCGGGGTGGCTGCGGGCGCAGCCGGCGCAACGGGCGCCGGCGGCTCTAAAGCCAGCATGGCGGCGGCCGCTGCAGTCTCAGCTACGATGCACTTCGCCGCGGTGTGGCCGCGATCAAAGCGGCCAGCAGCGGCACACAGGCGGCACTTGGGGCAGTCGCCGGTGACGTGGTCGAGGCCGAAGTCGCCGTGGCAGATCTGGCACTCGCCCAGCCCGCGAGAATCATCTATAAAGCCTGCAAGTTCGGCGTCGACAAAAGCCGCGTCGAGAGACACGCTGTTCTCCGACCGCACGACGGCGCAAGTCGCCTGCAGCGCGACCTGTTTGCTGCGAATCTCAGCCGCGGTCAAATGCCACGGGGCCGAAAAAGGCACGCCGCCGACCACTAGGCCGTCGCGAGGTGCCCACGTCAGGCCAGCAAGTGGCGTGAACGTAGTGCCCACGACAATGCGGGTGGCGGCAAACTCAGCGTCCAGCTCGCAAATGGCCTCAGCAGTGTAGCCCGTGTATGCGGAGATGGCGGCGATGAGCTCGGCGCGCGACGTCTGGTCGCAGCTGTATGACTGGCCACTCGCGAGGCGGTCGTAATGCCAAGCATCGTGGTAGTCGGGGTTGAGCCCAGTAGAGCGGCGAGCAGCGAGCACACTGCGACAGTATGTCGAGATCAGCGGCACGTTGGGATTGTCAATCAAAAGGCCGGCCGCGCGCTGCACGAGTGCTTCTTCCACGCTGCGGCCAGCGTGCATGGATATGACATTGAACTTCTTGAGAAAGCGCAGCGGATCCATGATGTTGTCGCCATTGGCGATCGGGTTGACGAATAGCCGACCCAGGAAGACGCGCATCTCGCCGGTATACGGCTCCTCCTCCAACTTGCACCCGAAAGATGCTGCGGCGGCGATATAATCAGCGTCGTGCCAGTCGCCTAGGCCGTCATCACCTCCGAACATGCTGTCGTTCAAAGCGGCGAAAGCGACAGGCGGCGGCATCTCGTCCTCCCAGCGGTTCCGTAGCGCGTGGAACAGGACGAACCCGGTGGTCACCGTGTTGCAGTCGGTAGTGTCGCGGTCGCCGCTAGCGGTGCCGGCGCCGTGAAAACGGTGCGGGTAGCCGCGCACGCGCGCGCCAGTGTTGAAATACTCATCGATGACCTTGCGGTACTGGGGTGCGTATTTCTCGCCGTAGGCGCGCTTGTAGAGTGCCTCCATGACGGCGCGGCCTAAGACCTGCGTAGCGTCATATGCGGAGAAGTCGCTAGCGCGCGCAGTGCGGCCCGCCAGGGCGGCGTTGCGACAAACGCTGTGGACGCGGTCCTGGATCTCCGTCGGCGTCTTGCCGGGCGCGAACCACGGCAGCTGCTTCAGCTTCTCTTCTATGGGCAGGAGGAACGACGCCGCCAAATAATTGTGGCTGCCCTTGAAGGGGATTATTGGGCGGTTCGGCTTGCCGACCTGCGAAGCCTCGGCCTTGAAGAAAAGGCCAATGCTGGTCGGGGCGTCAAAGAGTTGCTCGTTCAGCGCGAGGAACTCGGCACGCTGACTCTGCTTGGTCAGCGATGCGAAGATCTCTTCCGGCCCAGCCGGGCAGCCGACGCCGTCGCCGACGATCAGCGACACGAAGTCGACGAGGTCGCGGGCCGCTGCAGCCGACATGGCGACGGGTGCGCATGGCTCAATCAGTCGGCGGTGCAGCACGTCATAAGCGGATGACTGGCACTTGACGGGCACAGTGCTGGAGGACTGGCAGACGGCATTGTGCACCTCCTGGACAGCTAGGGGCTCGACCTCGTCGAAGGCGTCAGCGTACTGGACGTACGACGTCAAAGGAGGCCGTGCAAGAGGCTCCAAAGTGCCGCTGCGCAGGCCGGACGCCACGGCGGCCATGACCAAAGGCAAAGCGGGGTCGCCGGGCTTAAAAGCACTGGCGAGGGCACCATAAGTGCCGGCCTTGGCGATGAGCTCGGAGCGTACCAGAGCACCGACCAGCGTCTCCTTGGGCGTGGAACAGACGGCCCCAGTGCCAATGAAGGTCAACTGGTAACTGTCGTCCTTGGAAGCCATGAGTACGCGGCCGTAGCGGTTCACTGGCTCCTCGGGCGCAAGGTAGGGCTCCCCGTAGGCTGGGCAAACCTCTCGGTAAGCGTAGGCTGACCAAAAGGCGTGCGAAAGCGAGCCGTCTTGCACACCGGTCAGCATGCGTGACCGCGGCGATGAGCGGCTCGGCACGGTCGGCCACCACTGGCCCGGGCAAAAGTGCCAAGGTCCAGGTTGCACGAGCGTGCGGTCCATAAACTCAGCGCCGGTGATACTAGGTAGCCGAGTGGCCGCGCAATGGCGGGCAAAACAACCAATGCGCACAGTGGCGCAGTAGCGGTTGATGCTCGGCATGTAACACATGACCAGCGGTGGAGCACAGGGCTCCAGGAAGTCGTGGACAAAAAGCGTGGAGCCGCCACGCGAAATGCCGTACGAGGCCGCGCGGGTGTAGAGCCCTTCAGCGGCTGGGCGCACGTAAACGTGCGTCTGGCCGTAAAAAGCGCGGCGCCAGCTGTGGATGTGCGAGGCGGTCGTACCAGGCGATGCTACCACGGCTGCGGCGATATCATAGATCGAGCCGCGCTTGGGCAGTATGCGCTCGGACGACTCAGCGTCGTAGGCCTCCTCCGACACAACAGCGGCGAAGTCGATGGCGGCCAAGGTCATCGCCACGCCACTCACGCCGAGCACGGCAACGATGCCGTAGCAAAAGCGCGGGTCAGACAGAAGCCCGCGGCCTGCGCCGTAGGCCACCGAAGCTGCGGTGCCGGCGCACGTGCGAACAACGTAAGATGCGGCAGCGGCGCTGGCATTCACGACAGACGCAGCGGCCTGGCCCACGAACTCCCCAAAGCGACGGGGTGTGAACGTGAAGCCTATGTTGCCCTGGCTGGCGTGCATGCGCTGGTTGTGGGCGCGTGCCATTGCCTCGGTGTGTGCCGCGTTGGACGCAGCGAGAAGGCGCCGCGGCCCGGCGCTCCCCCCGTAGCGCGCAAATGCGTCAGGCGACGGCGGCGGTGGCTCAATGCGACCGTGCAACGCACTAGAACACAAAGCAGCAAAGGCCGCGACAGAAGCGGCGGGCCCACCCCAGCGACGGAAAAAGGGCGCGGAGCCTATGTTGCCGTTGGAAGCATGCATGCGCCCATTGTGGCCGCGAGCCGCCATCTCGGCAGGCGCGGTGTTGAGCACAGGCGCGTCGCGCTGCGGTCCGGCGCGGTCCTCGCGCCGCGGGGGCGCTTCAGGCGGCGTCAACTGAAAGTAGATGACGTCCGGCTTGGTGCGCGCCGGTAAGGCGGCCACATCAGCATACTTACGGCCGCGCGGCATGCCGTAGCCCGAACGCACAGCAGCGATGCCGTCCGGCCCAACGGCACCACGAGACGAGTTACCAAAATGGTAGATCTGAATCGGGCCGGGGCCGTGGCGACGCATGGCGGGCGTGTCCGGCGCAGGGCGCAGGACAATGTTGGAGCTGGGCGGCAGGCGCTTAGCCGCAGTGGCAGCGACGCGCCGCGTGCTGTGCGCGAAAGGCGTCGCCCCAGCTGGCAAGGCCAAAGAGCCGCCGGCGTAGCCTGGCAGCGGTTTGGCGTCGTCGACCCAGCGGATGGCCTTGCTGCGCGGAGCCGGCGACGGCTCAACGGCGAAGACATGGCCCTTGGTCGAAGGACGCCAATAAAGCGGCCGCATGGGCGTGGGCGGCGGCACGACGTAGTCGAGCTTGCTGCCCGCGGCCAGAGCGGCGCGGCGAAAGGCCATGCGGCCGCGCCAATCGAGCTTGGCGGGTGGCTCGATAAAAACCACGCCGGGGCGCGCCGCGTCGACCACATAAACCGCGCCGGCCAAAGGGTCGACGGGTGCCGCGCGAGATGGCGCGGACTTAGTGGCCGACGGTGCTAAAGGAGCGCCGCGGTCGTCGGCTGCGGGCGGGCCGGCGCGGCGACCGCCGCCGCCAAAGCCCGGCTTCCGGGGAGACGAACTCGACCCGGTGCCTTTGGGCTGGCGGTAGGCGGTGCGGCGCTTGGGCTCGCCCGACTTGGCAGGGTTCGAAGCACCCTGCTGGCTTTTGCGGCCCTCGCG